ACCGCAGAAGGCGGCGTACGCACAGCGACAGAGATACAGCGCCTTACGCAACTAGGCTCTCAGCGCCTTGGCGTACTCGCTCGTACGATCAGTGCCACTTCCGTACGGCCAATGGCCCGCATGATGGTAGCCAACGTGCAGGATTTCTTCGCTGCTGAAAGCTCTATCCGCATTGGCGAGCAAGACAATGCTTCATCACTACGTGGCATGGTCAACGACGGCTACCTCGACTTCAAGCTGTCAGACATCCAAGGCGAAATCGACTACCTCGTCGTAGACGGCACCTTACCACTTGAGCCAACCCGCAATGCTGAGACTTGGATCACCATGCTCAAGACCCTCAACGAGACGGGTCTCGCGATGGAGTACAACTCAGGCAAGATCGTCGAGGAGGCCATCCGCTCTATGGGTGTCTCAGACTTGGATCAGTTCAAAATATCCAAAGAGCAGCAGGCCGAGGGGCCAACCAAGTCGCAAGAAATGATGATTGCGGAAAAAGCCCGTGGCGCATCCGTACAGCCGCAGCAACAGATCGAGAGTGAAGTTCAAAGGGGCAATCTCATACCAATGCAGGAGGCGCAGCGCCGATGAGCAACCCCATAAATAGCAGTGTTTGGGCAACCCAGGTTGACGCAGTGATACGCGACTTTGTGAATGCTCGCATCCACGAAGAATTAAAGCCAGTACGGGACGACACCGAGGCGCTTCGCGGTGCATTGTTGCGAATAAGAGAAGCGTCCCAGTCTGACATGGGCACGCTGACCGCAAGAGTAAATGACGCTGAAGAGCTATTAAAAATGTCGTCATGGCGGGTGGCCAAGCTCCGCTCCCTAGCGACTGAAGAGGAATAAGGATGGCACGCACCCGCGTCCCCAGTGAACAGTTAAACTTCCGCTCCGCGAATACCGGAGTTCACCTTCTTGATACGTATCTTGAAGATGCGGAGATGGGCAACCTCACGCTTGCTCAACTTATGGGTAAGCTGTTCGATGAGACCACGGGTAACATCGACGCCTTCTCTTTTCAGTACAGCAACGAGAACGACCTCCAGACGCTAAAGCTACGCATCGGTGGCTCAGAAGCCCCGTACCTAGAGGTCGCCAGCTTCACTGATCTCTTTACCGACCTAGCCGCCTTCAAGTCTACGGCTCTTTCAGACATGGAAGTAAAGCGTGCTAACGCCCAGACCAGTGCAGAGAATGCCCTAGCGTCCGAGCTAGACGCGGAAGCAGCCAACGCTTCATCGCTTTCGGCAAAGCAAGCATCCGAGGCTGCGCGGGACTTGTCCCAAACCTATGCCAACCAAGCGTACCAAACCACACCTACCGTGATCCAGCAGGGCATATTGTTGGCACAACTTCACGGTGAATTGTTCAACGGGAGTTCTCTCTAATGCCAAATATTTCGGTATCAAATCAGCAGGCTCTCGCAGACGAACTTGCCCAGCGCCTTACCACCCTAACTGCATCCACGCCGAACGCCGACTTGGTTTATCTGGCGAGGATGATCGAAATCTTCAACGGCAACGCAAACCTATCTGCTGTTTCCGCTGAAGGCGACACTCAGATCACCAACATTACGAACGTGAGTTCGCAAAAGGTTACGAGCGTAACGCAAGAGGGTAACACCCAAATAACCGCCGTGCAGCAAGCATCCCTCACGGAGCAAGCGGCTCTCAATGGTCTTCAGACAAGCATCCAGTCAGCGTTGAACGCATACCAGATGTCTCCGTCGAAGGTCTTTTTTCTGTCACAAAGCTAAACGAGGAATATCATGCCAAACGGATTATTAGGAAAGAAGGTTGTAAACGCCCGCGACACGGAAGTTGTATATACAGTTCCGGCGGCTCGCACGTCTACATTTAACCTCAACGTACTAAACAACGGCGAAAGCGCTGCTACCGTTAATGTATACGTATCAGACAAGGTGTACCAAACACGCGACTTTGAGGACTACCTCACCCCTCTGAACTATAACAAGACATGGGTTGCAGCCGACACGTCCAACACACTTGATCTTGTGGGCCAGAGCACATCGAAGATGATGACTGCTATGAAGACCACTCCGGTAGAGCCTGCGGCTGCGAACACGGCTTCTTCCCCTATCGCGGGTAAAAAGATAGAGACACTGCAAACAGCGAACGGTGACGGCAACTTCTTCTTGGTCAGCTCCCCTGCCGCAGTCGGAAACCCGCTGCCATTCTACACCGCAGGCGCATTGTACGTACGTTCCGCCCCAGACGGCGGCGTATATACGTTCGACAACTTCTTCTCTGGCGGCGCAGCAACTACTGCTTCCACAAGCTACGGTCAGACCGCTACTGACAACGTGCTTTGGGCCACCAACGAGAACGCAAACTTTGCGATGTCTTACGTACAAGGTGTTCCCGGCGGCGCAGGCTCCGTAGTCAATTCAATCGCAGACTACCGCGTCACCGCAGCTACGTACAACACTGCCTTTACTTGGGGCTTGGGCGCGATCAGCAAGATTGCTGGCATTAAGACTTCTGAAGAACGCTTTATTATCGGCACCACCACTGGCTTTAACTATATGTCTAACGACGCAACGCCACAAACCCAGTCTGAGTTCCAATCTAACACCATGTCACCACCGACAGGTATCTCTGGGTTTATGATTGGTGCGGCAGCGATTGAAGGTTCAACCGTCAACGAGGGCAACATCTTCATCGCCTACTCCGGCAACAAGGTTGCGTACGCTGGATACACGGCAGCAGCACCGTTCCCGGTAACGGGCTACAGTGTATTTGATTTCCCATCGGGAGTTGTGTTCACTGACGTTGTTGACATTCGGGCTGAGGGTACGGGCTTTGTTATAGTTGTAGCTGGCGGAACCAAGCACAGCACGGCAGACCTTGGCATAACATGGACGGCATCAAAGCACTACGCGGCGATGCCAGTTGGCATCACGGTTGCCTCCATCTCAGGGCAAAACAAGTTCGTCAACGACGACCTATCAACAAACGTGACTGAGCTTACATTCGTACGCGGTCGTACGTACCGCTTGCACCAGCAGGCGGCAGCGAACAACGGCCACCCTCTTCAGTTCTCCGAAGTCTCCGGCGGGCCACACTCTAACGGCACCCCTTACTCAACAGGCATGAAATTCATGTTGGGCGACCCAACTGCGACAGCGCCTTTCACTGTAGAGACGACGGTAAACGCGGATTGGGTGTCTGGTCACGTCACGCACGACGGCAAGACACGGATCATCGAGTGGACTGTACCGGCATCTGCGCCGAATACTCTCTACACGTACTGCCCGAACCACACCAATATGGGTTACGCAGTCTCAATCGTGGACGAAGACACGGTTGCGCCACACGACGACGCCACGGCTCTCGCCACTGTAAACATCTACAACGCCGACAACGGCGATGCGGATCGTCGCTACGACCTGACCTTCAACGGTGAGGCTTACATGCGCGAGAAACGCTTCTACGCTCTGCCTTTGCTCGACAAGTACGAAAAGTCTGAGATTGCTGCTGGTGAAATCTTGGAGCGCACAGCGATCATGGCAAGTGTTGGCGAGCAAGTAATTGTCACGACGAGCGGAGACAGTATTGTAGTTCGCGTTCACGGCATCGAGGAGTAAGCCCACATGGCACGTATTCGCAGAAAACTAAAAATCACGGGCGACGAATATAACTTCGGGGGAGGGGCTTCTAGTGGCTCCTCCACTTCCGCAGGCGGGTTTGTTAAGATTGCCAAGGGCCACCCGAACCGCAACAACGTCAGCCATGACGGCTTCTTTGACAATGGGTCTACTATTACAATCGCTATGGACGCTGGCGGCGCGATATCTGAAAAAGACCAGTACATCTACTTCGACAATGCTTTTGAGACTGGCACAGGTACAGTCACTTATGAGTTTTTGAACGGAGATACGGCGCTTCCGGCTGGCGTGTCTTGGGCTACCAACACAGACGGCTCCAACACCGACACGGGCGAGGCTAGGTTTTACGGAACGCCCAGCGCAGTAGGAACAAACTCGTTCAAGGTGAAGGTAGACTACCCGTACGGCTCTGCCGCCGAGCAAGTCTCGATGACCTACACTTTAAAGGTTCTCCCCACAGGAACGACACCAATCTGGACGGGCACACTCGCTCCGCTTATTGCTCAGAATGTCACTGACCCCCAAATAATAGTAGCGGGTCCGACTACAAACTACTCAGGCGCTACCTATACGCTTTCAAACGTCAGTGGATTTCTATCAGGCGTCAATCCAGTCATTGACAGCGAGACGGGAGCAGTTTCCGTATCTAACGTCGGCGCTGCCGTGCAAGCTGCTTCAGCCCACGCTCTTACTGTAACAGTTGACCTTGGTGAATATGGAACTGTGCCCAAGACGTTTAGCGGAAATGTATCATACGGCGACCCTTACGGCGCACGTTATTTTGGTCCGGCAAACTATAAGCAAAATCAACAATCCAGCCTTGCGTTGTCACTGGGCGAGGAAGACACTTACCATAACCCATCAAAGAGCTCTGGTGCCCTAAGACGTGAATGGAACGCCCCCGAAGATACATCTCCTTATTACCTAAATGATACTTATGGTTGTAT